CCCCCAACATTAGAATTACAAATACCTACTCAATTAGAAGGTGCTCAACAAGTTATAGTTAAAGTTGTGGATTCAATTGGTTGTCAAGAATTAATTTTACAAAGTTGTCCAACAACCCCAACTCCAACACCTACAATAACCCCAACTCCAACACCTACAAAAATTGTGGTTTGTAATTGTCTTACATTTGAAAATACAACATCGAATACATTATATTTTTATTTTACTCAATGTGATGACACAATATTAAAAGGTGAAATACAATCGGGAACTACATTATATTATTGTGGTAGATTACCATCAGCGGATGTTGGTATTAATGTGAATATAGGTAATTTGTGTGTTAACAATACGTGTCCTGATTCGGCATTAACCCCTACCCCTACAACAACACCAACAACAACACCAAACCTGACATCGACATCTACGCCAACCCCAACACCGACCCCAACTCACACTCCAACAGCAACATCGACAACAACACCGACACCAACACCGACACATACTCCAACGGCAACATCAACAACAACCCCAACTCCAACACCTACATCTGCGGGATTAGTTTTAGAGTTATACGGTTGTTGTGATTTGACAACACAATACGTTGCATATAATCCAATATTCGCATCATTACCAGGGGTATATACCGCAACAAATGGTGAACCTTATGAAGTGGTAACAGGTGTTGCGATTAGTGGAGCTCCTACGGTTACCATTGTTGATATAACAAATTATAGTAATTGTACTAATTGGGTGACAGTTTTTGGTAGTTGTCCGTAATAATTAACCATTAATATTTATCTTTTATTTTGAACTATTATCTTTTGTGTAAAAACAAGAGATAAATGAAAATATTTGTACAGATAGCTTCCTATCGTGACCCCCAACTTATCCCAACATTAGATAGTATGTTGGAAAATGCTAAAAGGCCTAAAAACTTAAGAATAGGTATATGTCGTCAATATCATCCTGAAGACGGGTTTGATAATTTAGAAAAATTTAGTGGAGATAAAAGATTTAGAGTTAAGGATGTTTTATATTCTGACGCTAAAGGTGTTTGTTGGGCAAGAAATCAAGTACAACAATTATATGATGGTGAGGAATATACTCTTCAAATAGATTCTCATATGAGATTTGAAAAGGATTGGGATGATACCTTAATCAAAATGGTTAAACAACTTCAGAAGAAAGGATTTAAGAAACCTTTATTGACGGGGTATGTTTCTTCATTCGACCCGGATAATGACCCGGCAGGTAGAGTTAAAGAACCGTGGAGAATGTCTTTCGATAGGTTTATCCCTGAAGGTGCGGTATTCTTCTTACCTGAAACAATTCCTGGTTGGGAAAAACTTAAACAACCAATTACTTCTCGTTTTTATTCTGCACATATGGCTTTCACTCTTGGAGAGTTCAGTGTTGAGGTTCAACACGACCCTGAATTTTATTTTCACGGGGAAGAAATATCTATTGCCGTTAGAGCATTTACTCACGGATATGATTTATTCCACCCACACAAAACTGTTATTTGGCATGAGTATACTCGTAAGGGTAGAACCAAACAATGGGATGATGACAAAGAGTGGGGTAAAAAGAATGAATTGTCTCACAAAAAGAATAGACAACTTTTTGGAATGGATGGTGAGGAAGTTACTTTGGATTTTAGTAAGTACGGATTTGGAACTGAAAGAACTTTAAAAGATTATGAGATTTATTCTGGTCTTAAATTTTCAAATAGAGCTGTCCAACAATACACATTAGATAAAAAGTATCCACCAAATCCTACCGTTTATGAAACTGAAGAAGAATGGTTGGCAAGTTTTGCAAGAGTATTTAAACATTGTATAGATATCTCATTTAAACAAGTTCCGGAAAAAGATTATGATTTTTGGGTTGTTGCTTTCCACGATGAGAAAGATGAAACTCTTTATCGTAAAGATGCGGATATTAATGAAATAAATAATATGATGAAAGACCCTGACGGATACTGTAAAATTTGGAGAGATTTTCAAACAACCTCTAAACCAAAATATTGGGTGGTGTGGCCTTATAGTAAATCAAAAGGTTGGTGTGATAGATTAACCGGTAACTTGTAATATATGAGATTTATTATTAGGCATCAGTTAAGAGACCTTAAAATGGGGGGTCACGAGTTTTATGTGACTAGTTTATTTAAAAAATTTATAAATTCAATAAAATTAAAATATCCGGAACACACTTTTGATGTGGAAGTCGACCAATCTTATGAGAAATATGGTCAAGGGAGTATTTTTAGTTGTATGAGTTTATCGATTATTAATCCTGAAAATAATAATTATATTTTAATATCATTATTCGATAATTGGAAATATCATTTTATGAGGCATCTTGGTTGGGAACCAAAAAAAATGAAACAATTTTTTTATGCTGGTGGATTTAATTTTTTAGATTATTTTAACTATAAAAAAATATCATCGTTAAATCCTGATTTAGAATTCCCGGATGATATACAAAGTGTTTTTAACACTTTTTTTTATAACCCTTATTTTGATTGTTGTTACGATGAAATGGAATCAATCTATAACACTAAAAATAATAGAGAACAAAAACTTTATTTTAGGGGGTGGATGTGGGATTTTAGAAAACAAATGACCGAAAATATTAATCGAGACGATATTTTAATTATTGATAAAAACCAAAACAATCAAAATTTAAATTATGTTGATTACTTAAAAGACATGGCGAATTATTCGGTTAGTTTAAGTTTACCGGGTGGAACAGAATCTTGTAATAGAGACATAGAATGTTTTGGTATTGGTGTTCCTGTTATTAGACCTTATTTACAAATAAATTATCCTGAACCATTAATACCAAACTACCATTACATTAATTGTTATCACTATTGTGATTATACGGATAACGGAAACCCAAAATATTTGTCATACGAAGATTTTCAAAAAAATTTAATATACACTTGGGAGAAAGTTAAAAATAACCAAGAGTATTTAGATTTTATATCTAAAAATGCCCGAGAATGGTTTGTTAAAAACTGTCAACCTGAAAATAATATAGAATTATTTTTAAATAAAATTGATTTAAATTTATTATAATATGAGTGTAACATTAGTGACCGGTTTATGGAATATAGGGAGAGGTGACCTTCAAGAAGGGTGGTCTCGTTCATTCCAATATTATTTAGAAAAATTTGAACAATTGTTACATGTTAATGAGAATATGATTATTTTTGGTGATAAAGAATTAGAAAAATTTGTTTTTAAATATAGACGTGTTGAAAACACTCAATTTATTCATAGAGAGTTATCTTGGTTTAAAGATAATGAATTTTACACTAAAATACAATCAATTAGAACTAACCCCGAATGGTTTAATCAGGTTGGGTGGTTATCTGATTCAACTCAAGCCAAATTAGAAATGTATAATCCTTTAGTGATGTCTAAAGTGTTTTTACTTCACGACGCCAAACTATTAGATAAGTTTAATTCCGAATATATGTTTTGGGTTGATGCCGGAATAACAAACACAATTCATCCGGGATATTTTACTCACGACAAAGTTTTAAACAAAATACCTAAATTAGTAAATAATTTTCATTTTGTATGTTTCCCTTATGAAACAAATAGTGAAATACACGGATTCAAATATGATGTTTTATGTAATATTGCGGGAAACAAAGTTAATAAAGTTGCTCGAGCCGGTTTTTTTGGTGGTAAAAAAAATGTAATATCAGAAATAAATTCAATATATTATGGATTGATGAATAATACTTTATCTAAAGGTTTTATGGGTACGGAAGAATCATTATTTACCATAATGACTTATCAATACCCAAATTTAATAACTTATTCAGAAATAGATGGTAATGGTTTGATGGGTAAATTTTTTGAGGATTTAAAAAATGATAATGTTATTGTTAAATCTGAAAGTTCTAAAAATGTAATAATAAATAATAATATGGATATCACTAACGTTGCTCTTTATGTAATAACATTTAATTCCCCAAAACAATTTGAGGTTTTAATCCAAACTATGTTAGAATATGATAAAGATTTTATAGATAAACCGGCAAAATACTTATTGAACAATTCAACTGATTTATCAACAACTGAACGTTATGTTGAATTATGTTTACAATATGGTTTTGAACATATCAAAAAAGACAATATTGGTATTGTTGGAGGTAGAGTTTTTGTTGCGGAACATTTTGATAAAACAAATCACGATTGTTATTTTTGGTTTGAAGATGATATGGCATTTTATCCAAGAAAAAATAAAATGTGTAAAAATGGTTTTAATAGATGGACTGAAAATTTATATCAAAAATCATTAGAGATTCTTAAAAAAGAAAATTTTGATTTTTTAAAACTTAACTACACTGAATTTTTTGGTGATAATAGTACTCAATGGAGTTGGTATAATGTTCCCCAAGATTTTAGACAAAGACATTGGCCTGATAATCCAAGATTACCTGAACAAGGATTAAATCCGAATTCTCCAAAGACAGTTTTTAAAAATATTAAATCACATAATGGTTTACCATATGTCACAGGTGAAATTTATTTATGTAATTGGCCAATACTTTTAAGTAGAGAAGGTAACTATAAATGTTATTTAGAAACTAAATGGGTTCACCCTTTTGAACAAACTTTAATGTCTCATTGTTATCAAGAAACTGTAATGGGTAATATTAATCCCGGGTTATTGTTATTAACACCAACTGAACACAATAGATTTGACCATTATGATGGTTCGTTAAGAAAAGAAAGTTAATTTGTTTATTTTTGGAAAGCAAAGTATTTATAAATAAAAACAATAGATGGATTTTTTTATAAAGAAAAACGCAACCTTACCGGTACTAAAGTTACAAGTGGTTAAAGACGGAAGAAGTGACTATAATAAGTTTATGGATATGATTGAAGAATCGGCCATTTTCTTCTCAATGGTTGACGTAGAAACCGGTATTCCAAAAATAAGTTCAAGACCTGCAGGGTTTGTTGAAAAAACTTTTGTTGACTTGAATGCTGGTCCTGAATATTACATATATTATCAGTTTACACCAAGAGATACTAATAGAGTTGGTCGATACGCCGGTCAATTTATGTTAAGAAATTCCGATGGTGTCCTTATATTACCAATACGTGAAGAATTATTTATAAATGTTCAAGATTCATTTATTGCTGATGATTTAGTTTATGATAGTTGTTACGTGTCAGAATTCCCTTGTTGTATCAATGGACCATATACTACAACAACAACTACAGAATGTTGTCCTTGTACTACAACTACTACTACAATTAATCATACTACAACCACGACAACAACAGTTCCTGTATTATCCGAAGTTAATATGGGTTCAGGTATTTATGACGATATTGGTCATTTATTTATTGATTTTATTGCCGATAGTCCTCAACTAATTAAATGTATTGTTGAAGATTATGTATTGGCACCTCCGTTTTATATAATTGGTGGTGAGAACTATTATATGTATACCCCATTACAAATAGGTGGAACAATTTATAGTGACCCTAATGGACAAACAATATCATTGATTAATGATGGTAGTTATGTCACTCAAGTAAACGGATATCAAGTAATCACCGTTTTTAATTCTGTAATTACCGGAATTGTTAATTTTAACAATTTACTTCCATGTCATTAATCTAAAATTGATTTATTAATTATTATCAATTATATTTATAGAAACAAGACAAACCTGATTTAAAATCGGAGCAAATATGTCATTCTAAAAAATATATTATGGTAACACAAGAAGAGATTAAAGCATTCCTTGAGGGGAATGACCCTGAAGAGCATATCGTTGCAATCGAGTATGATTACGCATCGGACGCTATCTACAAAATCAAAGAAATCCCTGGTCAGGGAAAAATAATCAAAAAAGACACATTTACAGCATTTGCTTGGGTTGGGGACTTAAGAGATTTGAATTTTTATTCAAAATCAAAAGACCAACAAAAAGAAGCAATGAAGAAACACGGTATCATCATTGAGAAATTAGAAACCAAAGGTAATGAGAGATTAGAAAAAGGTCTTAAGTTTATGGTAAAATCAATGAAAGGGTATCGTTCACTTATACAATTCTTTAGGGATGGTGGTGTAGACCCATGGGGTGAAAAAACAAAAGGTAAATTAACGGTACTTCCACCGGTAGAACAATTCCTTATTTCAAGAGAGAAGAGATTATTCAAAGGATATGAAGAGTACAACGACATCACCCGACTCGGATTTGACTTGGAGACGACCTCTTTAGAACCTAAAGATGGTCGTATATTTATGATTGGAATCAAAACCAATAAAGGATACCAAAAAGTTATTGAGTGCGCTGATGAAGACCAAGAACGTAGAGGGTTGGTAGAATTCTTCAATATTATTGATGAACTTAAACCTTCAATCATTGGTGGGTATAACTCAGCAAACTTCGACTGGTTTTGGATATTTGAAAGATGTAAAGCACTTAACTTGGACATCAAAAAGATTGCAAAATCTTTAAACCCGGCAAGACCTATCGGACAAAAAGATGGGATGTTAAAACTTGCTAACGAGGTTGAAAGATATTCTCAAACTCAATTATGGGGTTATAACATCATTGATATTATTCACTCTGTTCGTAGAGCACAAGCAATCAACTCAAGTATTAAATCAGCAGGGTTAAAGTATATTACACAATACATTAAAGCTGAAGCCCCTGACCGAGTTTATATTGACCATTGAGATATTGGACCGATGTATGCTAAAAAAGAGGGGTATTGGTTAAATGTTGAGAATGGAAAATATAAGAAAGCGGATAATCCCGCATTTGATAATTTAGACACAAGATTCCCGGGTAAATACTTAAAGGTAACAGGTGATAACATTGTTGAGAGATATCTTGACGATGACTTGGAGGAAACGTTGACAGTGGATGATGAATTCAACCAAGGAACGTTTCTATTAGCGTCAATGGTGCCAACAACATATGAAAGAGTTTCCACAATGGGAACTGCCACATTATGGAGAATGATTATGTTAGCTTGGTCTTACAAGAATAAATTAGCGATACCTCAAAAAGAAGATAAGACCGACTTCGTGGGAGGACTTTCACGACTACTTAAAGTTGGTTACTCTACCAATGTACTTAAACTTGACTACTCGTCTCTATACCCGTCTATTCAGTTGGTTCACGATGTGTTCCCTGAGTGTGATGTAATGGGCGGAATGAAAGGTATGTTAGCTTACTTCCGTAATGCTCGTATTATGTATAAAAACTTGGCGGGAGAGTTCTATGAATCAGACCCAAAGAAATCTTTATCATACGACAGAAAACAATTACCAATTAAAATTTTCATTAACTCTATGTTCGGGGCGTTATCTGCTCCACACGTTTATGAATGGGGGGATATGTTTATGGGTGAACAGATTACTTGTACCGGAAGACAATATCTTCGTCAGATGATTAAGTTCTTTATGAAGAAAGGATATACTCCTTTGGTTATGGATACCGATGGTGTCAATTTCTCTAAACCTGAAGGATGGGAGAATAGACGTTACATTGGTAAAGGATTGAATTGGAAAGTTAAAGAAGGTAAAGAATATACCGGAGATGATGCCGACGTTGCTGAGTTCAACGATATTTTTATGAGAGGTGAAATGGCGTTGGATACCGATGGAACTTGGCCTTCGTGTATTAACTTGGCTCGTAAAAACTATGCAGTTATGGAGGCGAATGGTAAAATTAAACTTACCGGTAATACAATTAAATCTAAAAAACTTCCATTATATATTGAGGACTTTTTAGATAAAGGTGTAAAATTATTATTGGAAGGTAAAGGTCAAGAATTTATTGAGTGGTATTATGAGTACTTACAAAAAATATATGATAAAGATATTCCTCTTATGAAGATTGCTCAAAGAGCAAAAGTTAAGTTATCTATTGATGATTATAAGAAACGTTGTACACAAAAAACTAAAGCAGGTTCATTAATGAGTAGAATGGCTCATATGGAATTGGCTATCAAACACGATTTAAAAGTATCGTTAGGTGATGTTATTAGTTATGTTAATAATGGGGTTAGAGCCTCTCATGGGGATGTTCAAAAAATTACAAAAAACAATTACACTAAAAAAGAATTGGATTTATTCACATCAGTAAATGGTGTAGAACCTGAAGATAAGTCAACCTCAACTATACAACTTAATTGTTATATGTTAGACCAAACCGAGATTGAGAATAATCCGGATATGAGAGGTGATTATAATGTTGCAAGAGCAATTGCCACGTTTAATAAACGAATTGGACCATTATTAGTTGTGTTTAAAGAAGAAGTTAGAGAACAATTAATTGTTGCTAATCCTGAAGATAGAGGGTTTTTCACTAAAGAACAATCTGAACTTATAAATGGTGTTCCATTTAAAGAAGGTGACCAAGATAAATTAAAAGAGGATGTGTTAGATATTAGTGAGGGTGAGATTAAGTATTGGGAAAAACGAGGAATGAGTCCTGATTACATTTATGACTTAGCGTCTGAAGGATGGGAAGAGTTTATTAAATAAAACAAAAAAGGTGTCGAATATGACACCTTTTTTTATTCTAATTTTAAACCATCTGATGAGACGATATACCAATTATTTTCTAACATATAAAATTCAACACAAGCACCCCAATCAATAAATATTTCATCATAGTATTCATCAATTTTACCTGAACTAGGTCTAATAAATACTTTAGTTAAAGCTTTAATTATAATGTGTTCAGTTGTATTAGAATCTAATGTAATATTACAAGATTCAATATCTTTAACAACAATTAGAATTTCTCCATTTGTTCTGTAATCGGATTCGGTAATGATTTTTTTCATTGGTAGTATTTCAGTTTCTTCAGTATTTTCTATCTCGATTAAAGTATTACCTAAAAATCGTCTATCGTTAATTGTTTTTCTGGTTAATCTTTGAGTTACAGTAGTCATAAATTATATTACATAAATTTGTCTTGGCATTGCTCGGAATTTAAGTTGTTTGTTTAAATTTTCTGCGAGTAACGCTTCACGTTCCATCATTTTTTCAGGGCGTAATCTTTCTAATCTTAATTTTAATTCTTCTTCAAGTTTGGATTTTTCATCTTTACCTTCAGTCGCTAAAGTGGCGTAATCCATTGTTAACTCACTATCAGGTGTTTTAATGTTACCACTAAATTTACCTCTAACTCTTGATAATGTTTCTTTACAATAAGCGGTAAACCATCTTCTAACAAATTGTTGAGAAGGATTATTTAAGTCAATCCAAGACATAGAGTCAATTGGAACATCTGATGGTAATCTTATTATATCCGGATTATTTTTTAAACAATTATCTCTATCCGCAGGTCCAACATCGTAATACCAATACCATACTTGACCTTTAGCTAAATTTCTATCACCAAAGTCAAATTTACCACCCGGAGTATTCATTAAGTGAATAGCTTTTTTACCTTCAGGTAATGCGGTTATAGTATATGTTAAATCACCTGCGATGATACGTCTTTGAATATTAATTTGTTGCATTCTCAATAACATATCAAATGCTGGCATCATAAAATAAGAACCTGTTGCACCCATTTGAGCGAAACCACCGGCTCCACCCATACTACCTAAACCACCAAAACTAAAATTATCAAAAAAGACCCCATTGATTGGAGATGGACTAAACCATAATAATTCGTTGATTTCTCTATTTGCAGGGATTTCGTAAATTTGTTGATTAGGTACTAATTGTATAAAATCTTTTTTCAATACTGAATCACCACCAGCTTGTAGTCCAACAATCTTTGAATATGCGTAAGTATATCGTGTTTCCCAATCTAAACTTTTAGTAATAAATGCTCTTGATAATGATTCCGTTTCTAAATTTAAATTATATAATGATGTCCATTGAGATTCTATTAACCAATCTTGAATATACTGTGAATAGTCACCAATAGATAATTCTAATAAACTATCCATTTGTTCGTCTTCTAATTCAATACTTCTTAATGGGGCACCAAGTAAGTGTTTAACTCTTGTATATAATTTAGTTCTTTCTGGTTCCGGTATAATTGCTGTTTGATATGTTGCACCAGTTAATATTGCCATAACGTTTTTATTTTATAAATATCAACTTAATGTATAAATCAGGTCTTCTTTAGGGAAAATAAACTGACCGTCCATTATTTTTGAATGTTTATTGTCAAAGACCAAAACTTCTTTATTATTACGAGTAAAAATTAACCAATCTGTTGAATATCGTTTAACATTTCCTGTTCCTAAAATCATTATTGAATCTTTAATTTCTTTTTCACCGGTAAATGGTTTAATTTGTGCGGTTTTTTTAACACCATCAACAATTACTTCACAATCAACCCCACCAATCATATCTTCTTTACTACCAAGTTTACCGATAGCGTTAACGTTATCATCACCAAATTGTTTTTTTAATATTTCAATTGTTTTATCTTCTCTTGATTGACCCCAACTATTAGTTTGGGTTAAAACTTTCATAAGATTTTGGAATGTGGATGATTTTTGTGAGAATATTCTAAATTTGTATTCATCTAAAATATCAACAAGTTTTTTAACTTCACTTATTTGTTCAAATGGTTTTAAGCCAATCATTTTTATTTCAGGTAATTGTTTGGCTTTTAGAACTTGATTAACATCATTAAGTAAAACACAAAAACAACTATAGTTTGTGTTTAGTTTATTTAAAACTGAACGACCTTGAGTTTCTAAATCGTATACTCCGGAAACTTCTCCTTCGGCATATTCATTATTCCCATAATAGTTGTCAGGAAAAACATCTTTTAACATTCTGTTAATACCGTCTTTGAAGATTGTTTTAACTTTTGGGTTGATATTAAACACCATACGAATTGCCTCATTCATTTCTCTACTACATCTTTCAGATTTACCTTCAGAAATAACAGATTTTAATTCAGCACTTTCATTTAATTTATTATCCACTCTCATTGTATATAATTTGTTAACAAATTCCCAATTTACACATTTCCAAAAGTTTTTAATGTAATCATCTTTTTTGTTTCTGTATTTTAGGTAGTAAGCGTGTTCCCATAAATCTAAACCTAACACAGGATATCCGCCATCCTCAATAGTATTCATTAATGGATTTTCTTGATTTGCTGTCGATACAATTTTTAAGGTATTTCTTTTTGTTATGACTAACCAAACCCATCCTGAACCAAATCTTTCTTTTGCAACAGTTTCAAATTCTTTTTTAAAGTTGGCAAAGGTATTAAAATCTTTTTTTATTTGTTTGATTACTTCACCATTTGGGGTTTGAGTTTTAGGTGATAACATTTTCCAAAACAATGCGTGGTTAAACGCTCCTCCGGCATTGTCTTTGATTGTTTTATTAAATCTACTGATAGATTTAACAATTTCTTCAAGTTCTAAATCACCATAATCTTTGTTTTTAAGAGCGGCGTTTAGTTTATCTACGTAACCTTTATAATGTTTATTATAATGGTAGTTCATTGTTTCAGCATCAATAAATTGCTTTAGTGCTGAATAGGAATACGGTAATTTGTCGATTCCTATCTTTTTCATCTCATTAAGAAAGAGTGTTTCATTTTCTTGTTTTTCAACATTTTGAATCTCTTCCGTAATGAGTTTGATTTTATTTTCAATATGTTTCATTCGGCTTGTTATTTCTTATAAATATCTCAACAAATAGATTATCTTCGGGTGTTGATTTTATTCATAAGTTCTTCAATGAAGTCACCACTCTCACCAATGTTGTCTCCCATAACTGTTCCGATGTTTTGTTTCTTCATATTAACCATGTCATAAATGATTCCCTCTATGGTATTATCAAAGATTGGATAATAAACTGATACCGAATTTTTTTGACCGTATCTGTATGCTCTATCTTCAGCTTGAGATAAATCTCCCGGAACAAATGATAGGTCATTCATAATAACTGCTTCAGCGGCGGTCAATGTAATTCCGACACCGGCAGCTTTCACGTTTCCAATAAACACTTTAATTTTTTCGTTTTCTTGGAATTGGTCAACAGCATATTGTCGTTGAGGTTTTGCCGTTGAACCATCTAATTTAACGGCAGATTTACCAAAGTGTTCGGCGATTTTATTTAGAGTGTCGGTAAAGTTAGTAAAAATAATAACTTTCTTACCTTGTTCTATAATATTTTCAGCAAGTTCAATTGTGTCTTTAATTTTTTCTTCGGCAATTACTTGACGAACTTTCATTAGTTTACTGAACTGAACCGTTAATGATGTGCTTTCATCCGGATTCTTATCATACCAATCGTAATACTCACCCATTAACCCTTCATACATTTTAGATTTTAATCTTAAATAAATTGGGGTGATGATTTTTTCAGGTAAATCTAATACGTCTGTTTTTAATCTTCTTAAAACTTGTCTTGAAGTTCGGTCTCTTAATTCTTCCAAATTTGATGCTCCGGTAACGTTCCATATTTTACGACTTCCTGCGGTGAATTGATAACCTTGACAATATCTAATAGCGTAAGCCATCCAATTCTGAGCAACAGGACTTTCAATTAACGCCAATAGATTAAAGTAGTTCATCGGTCTATTAGTCATAGGTGTTCCGGTTAATAACCAAAGTTTATCAACTTTTTTACAGAAACTATTAACCAATTTGGTTCTTGCTGCTTGACCATTACTTACATAATGTGCCTCATCTAAAATAATAAGGTCAAAATTCCCTTGAGTTATTAATGAATTTTCTTTGTCTTTTAAATCGTAGAAGTTTTTAAGAATATCGTAATTAACAATTACAAAGTCGTGTTCAATTGAAAAGTTTTTACCTTCAGCAATATAAACACTTCTATCTGTGTAGTTTGCAATCTCTCGTTGCCAGTTAATCTTCAGAGATGCCGGACAAACAATTAATATTTTTTTAGCACCACTCTCTAAAGCTGCGATAACGGTAATGGTTGTTTTACCAAGACCCATATCATCCGCCAATATAAATCGTTTTGACCCAACCAATTTTTCAATTGCAATAGGTTGATGTTCAAGAGGTGGTCTATGACTATATTTACTATAATCAATTTTCACATCTTTAATAACGTGGGTTTTAATTAAAGCACCTTTTGGTAGCCAAAAATCGTGGATAGTTTCACCTTCCGTAATTTTACCCCAAACGTGATATGATTTGTCTTTCTCAACTAATAGCTTTTCAACCCATATTTGTTCCGGAATCGTGGTTAGTAATTTTTCATCGGCAATCTTTTTAGCAAAGTAAGGGTCTAAATCAACCCATCTTTTGGCTACCTTTGGTGTTACTCCGTAATAATTAATAATATAGTCAGATTGTGCCCGAGTAGGGTAAAATCTTTTATTGGCGTCCTTTTGTAGTTTTAATTTAAGAATATAGTTATTCGCCCCCTCGTAAGTATCAAGGAGAGATATTGCTTTCTGTTCTATTGTTAAATTAGAATTTTCTGATGTATTGTTTTCCAATTTTAATCTTTTAATAGAAATATAATAAATTATTTAATATTTATCAATATGAGTAGAAATTTAGTACCAATTACAAGAATAGGTAAATTCTTCGGAGCGGAGGATTACAATTTAGACATCTCTATGGGGGAAGAATGGTTATATGGTGATATGAACTTTACGTTAGTCCTGTATAAGGTAGACAGATTGAAAACCAAAACAGATGATGTTTATGGTGAGGTAATGACTGATGGTATAAAATATTTACCACCAATTGAGTTTAAAGCTTATGTTCAAATACTTCCACCTGAAACCAAATATTTGGGTAATTCAAAAATCACACAATCAGAACCTGGTAATATGAAGTTTGCGATTTATGCCGCTCAACTTAACGATTTAGGAATTCAAATTAATTATGGGGATTATATTGGTTATTATGAAACAGAAACAAAAGTTAGATATTACGTTGTTAGCGATGACGGAAGAATTAATTCAGATAATAAACATACATATGCCGGTTATAAACCATTTTATAAATCATATGTAGCAACTCCGGTAACGGAAAATGAATTTAGAGGATTATAATGAAAGTAAAAATAACAGAAAACAAACTATTCAATTCAATATACAATTATATTGATAAAACATTTAATCCAAGTGAAATGGATTGGATTTATGGTTTTAATGAAGATGAAGATGGATATCTTGATATTGATAGAGAAAACGAAAACTTTTTAATGTTCTTTGAAGGTGATTATCAAGGTAACTATGATACTGATTATGTTTTTCATTATTTTGATGTTGATTATTATAGTACTGAACCATCACATAAACCTTTTAGAGATAAAGCACCGATTTTAGAAGTTATTGGTGAGCACGCGAAACATTTAGATGAAATGTTTGAAGGTCATTGGCACGAACCAATGAAAAAATGGTTTGAAAATAATTTTAATTTACCGGTTAAATCAGTATCCACATATTACGATTATGAAGATTATAATTAACGAAAGACAATATAGACGAATATTAGAAACCATTACCGACACCGAAGTAATTTGTGATGAGTGTGGTTGGTCTTGGGCTTTAGCGGATGGTGGAAACGACCCTTATATCTGTCACAAGTGTGGTCACGATAATGAGGAGAAAAAAAATATTGGTGATAAAGTTATGGTTTATTATAACTTACACAAACATACCTTTTCGGTTAGACATAATAATAAAGTAATTGTTCATGCCGATTATGTTAAATTATCTGATGTTGAATTTAGAGTTAGACAAGGGGGGAGAGAAAAAGTGTTAAAAGAGAAAATGAAAAATGTTCATTCATTTGTAATTGGAACTTTATTGGATTACTGTAAATATCCTTGTGAGAATTTACCAAGTGAACCAAATAATAATATTGTGACATACAACCCTTACAAATATAACTCTTATGTTGTAAAAGACACCGAAGAACCAATATACAATGCCGGTGAAGTTGAAATGATTAATTTAAGAAACAAAATATTTATAACAAAACTATAACATGCCTTTACCAAATAAAATAAAGAAAACAATCCCGTTAACATTTCCAAAAACTCTTTACCCAAGAAGAGAACAATTATTGGAGCAAATTAATAAAGACGGGACTTATTTACCAAAATCAATTTTACACGCCGATTTGGATGGGGGTATGTTAAATTTTGTTCAAAATGAATTAGAAACAATTGTGGAAGGTAAAGTTATCCCAATGGTTGATATTATTATTACTTCACAAAACTGGTCACAATTTACAGAAACTTGGAATTTTCAAGATTTGGACTCAAACGTTTCCCCTCCGTTTATTACAGTTGTAAGAAACCCGGAAGTTAAATTCGGAACAAATCCTGCGTTACTATATAACATACCAAACAGAAAACAATATTTTTATGCTCAAGTACCAACTTGGGATGGAAATAGAAACGGTATGGATATATACAAAATACCTCAACCTGTTCCTGTTGATATTACATATAGTGTTAAAATAATTTGTAATAGAATGAGAGAATTAAATGCTTTCAATAAAAATATTCTTGAAATGTTCGCATCTCGTCAAGCCTACACAACTATCAAAGGTCATTATATTCCAATCATTATGAATAATATTACTGATGAGTCAGTTATGAATATTGATAAAAGAAAATATTATATTCAAAGTTATGATTTTACAATGTTAGGTTTCTTAATTGATGAAAATGAATTTGAGGTTGCTCCCGCAGTTTCAAGAGTTTTAACGGTTGTTGAATTTGAAAAAGAATCGTTCACTCGTGGACGAAGAAAAAATATTACGGACGAATCTACTGTTAGTAATTTTTTATTTGTTGTAGGGAACAATATTTTATCACAAATTTTTGATTACACAGTTGATTTAAATTTAGGTGAAACAACTAATATTGATTCATTTGACGTGTATCTAAATAATCAATATTATGGTACTGATTTATTTCAAATTCAGATAAACACAAATGATGTTTTAAAAATCATAGTGGTTAAAAATGATGACTCAAAAGAAGGTATTATTGAGTTAAATAATGAAATAGTTTAGTTTTCACCATAGATATCCTTCTTTTCCTTACATTGGTCAATAATCATTTTTTCTAAAAAACGATACATTTTTATACCCCTCTTTTCACAATAGGTCTTTAGGATACTATGAACCTCGATTGATATCTTTAGGTTCTTAATTTTTTTTTCGTTATCTGCCATGGTAGAATAAAGGCAGAATTTATTCTACCTAATTTATAAATACTTCTTAAGAAGTAAAGTATTTTGGTTTTTTTGATAATATTTATCAATAAAAATAAATTTACAAATTAAAAAGACAAACTAATGGCATCAAATCAAAAAGTATTCGTATCTCCCGGAGTATATACTTCTGAAGTTGATTTAAGTTTCGTAGCACAAAGTGTGGGAGTTACCACGTTGGGTATTGTGGGTGAGACCTTAAAAGGTCCTGCTTTCGAACCTATTTTTATACGAAATTTTGATGAATTCACAAATTTCTTCGGTGGAACTTCTCCAGAAAAATTTATAAATACACAAATTCCAAAGTACGAAGCGGCTTATATTGCTAAATCATACTTACAACAATCTAACCAATTATTCGTAACGAGAGTTTTAGGATTATCTGGTTATGATGCAGGACCATCTTGGTCTATAACAACAAAAGCAAATGTTAACCCAACGACGGTTGACTTCTTTTGTGAAAGTGCTACAACGGTTAATTGTGTGACTGATTGTATTGACTTTAAAACAATTAATTATTCTATTGAATTCTCGGCGTGTACTAACAGTATTGATAGTATAGTGTTTACAAACACATCTAATTTAGCTCCTGAGATATCTTCAATATTAAACGAACCTTACGAACAATTCGATGGTAGTATAAGTACGTTGTATACTGATTTCTCTAGACAAATTTTTGACGTAGTTTCAACACCGGCAAAAGAAGATACTTCAATTTATTACTACGGAGCAATACCAACAAGTGTTTATTCAGGATTAAGTGAGGTGTATACAGGAGAAACAAATGTTTATGAAGTTGATAATGTAAGTGCTAATTTATGTAATTATTCTGCACCACAAAATGACCCTTGGTATTATTCATTATTTGATAATGTTGGAAATGCAGCATATACAGGATTTTCATTTTGGTCTGTTGTAACAGGGTTAACATTAACACCTGTAATAACAACTACAACATCAACATCAACAACTACGACTACTACCGACCCATGTACGACTACAACATCAACATCAACTACTTCAACTACAACCGCAAAACCGGTTAATTGTTATACAGGTACATTGATAGGTGTTATTTATGTCTATTCGGGAACGGCATATACAGATTATGATGATTTAGTAATTGCAACATTACGTTCAAGAGGTCTTTCAACATATGGTTTAGATGACGGTCCGGTTTATGAAGTATCAGGTTTAACTGATGTTACTTTAGATTGTACAGGAACATATTCTGGTGTAACTAAAAATCCGTTTTCAACTTTTGGTGTTAACATCACAAGTAAAGATGGTGACCAATATTTCTTTGAAACATCCTTTTCAAACTCTGACCCTAAATATATAAGTAAAGTATTTGGAGCATCTAACTTCTCTAAACCAAGAACTGTAGTTCCGTTATTTGTTGAAGAAAGATTCCAAGCTTTATTAACAAATGCTTGGAGAATGGGTTATATTAGAGGTTTAAATTGTGAATTAACCGCTTTACCTGATGCTCGTCAAGCGATTGACCCAACATCTATAGCATTTTATTTAGAAAAATATCAATCTCCGATATCACCTTGGGTTGTTTCTGAATTAAGAGGTAATAAAGTTTATAACTTATTTAAATTTACAACAATTGCTGATGGTGATTCTGCTAACGTTGATATTAAAATATCTTTAGCAAACATGTCATTTAATAATGGTACATTTGATGTATTAATTAGAGATTTCTTTGATACTGATTCTGCTCCGGTTGTTCTTGAAAAATATACTAACTGTACAATGAACCCTCAAGATAATTCATTCGTAGGTAAGAAAATTGGTAGTTTAGATGGTGAATATCCATTATTATCAAGTTATGTGATGGTTGAAATGAATGA